ACTACGTCATTACACATGTCATAGACACGTGAGTTCTCAGACAGCATGAATCCTTTACGCTGTAGGTCAGAACATTTCAGTACACGTACAAGCTCATAATCAAGCCTCATCTTTTCTTCTTGCCGTTTGGCTATACGTCTACATTGTTCTAAACCTCTACGATCCAAAGGGAACATGAAGTTGATTTGACCTCCCCAGTTCTCAGCTATCGTGTAGCTTCTTTGACTCATCACATCGTCATAGGGAACCGTATGATTCCCCATGTAGAAGGGACTGAATGTCATTGTTGCTCCATTGCAACTGACACCAGATCCATAGTGTTGTCTACTCGGTGCTCCATTATTCTGAAATTGGACAGCTTGGTTCGTCACATTTCCAGTCGCTGCAGCAACGGGATTAGAGGTATTATTGACCTCTGGATCTGATGCTTTAGCTGGTGCTATTGAGAGAAGACTGATAAGGAGACAGTAGTAGATTCCTGTTCGATAGTTCGATCTATCTCTGTCTTTTCTATGATCTGACTGGCTGCTCTCGTTACTATTTCTAGCGTGAAATCTGAGCCAGCTGTTGTCATGTTGAAGACTGAATCTGAATCTGCTATTCCTCCAGAGCTTGCTGATGTATGAGTTATATTGTCTCCCGACCATTTCTGTAACGCTGCTCCATAGGTGGTTGTTACGATCTCTTCTTCGATATCGACTGTTGTGGTTGTTGTACTGTTCATAGACCCTTGGGTGAAGTTGGGTTGAACTAATTCAGCTCTAGCTACCGTGGGTGATGCCAGTAGGAAGAGTAAAAGCCATTTCTTCATTCTTCCTTTTTCTTAACCATAGGACAATTTACGGGTTTGTTATTATTACCACCGTTCTTATTACCAGTGGTTAAGCCGAAAGTTGCAAGGGCTCCCGTAAAGACCGACGCAACGAACGTGATATCTGAGTTACCTGCTTTTTTAATCATTGGTAACTCCACGTAATTCATTGTAATTATGAACCCGGACCAAACGACAACTCCAAGTCGCACGAATGTTCCAAGTACTTCTATTTGATGTTCTTTATCCTCTACAGCATCTTTTAGCTTTCCAAGGACTCCTTTTTTTTCTGGCGGTTTTCCTTCCATTTATCTACTTTTTTCTGTAGGAACTTTTGTATTTGCTTTTTAATTTTGTCAAATAAAGGAGTAGCAAGGGTGGTAGTGGCTACAGCTGCTACAGCTGCATAAGTAGCCGTTGTGACTACTTCAGCTGTAGGTAAGGGTAGATCAATCTTTACAACAGGTACTCGAAGAGTAGGTTGTTCAGTTTTTGCAGTTTCTGCATCTTCAGTTTCCTCTGGTACTTCTTCTAGCTCTACACCTTTAGGTGCTTTGATATTACTAGGAGGTATGACTATAGGAGGAAATACTGGCATATCTGCCGTTGGTGGCTCTAAAGGGATGCTAGGCATATCTAAAGCTTTAGGCAGGTTGGATTTAATGGATGGAATATCCATTGATACAGTTATAGAGCTGCTATCTTAGACTTACCAGAAGTAACGGCTGCATCTATTGCAGTGAAGTCCTCATTTGTCCAGATAGATGTTGTTTCATCTTCTTTCTTATATGCTTTGATAATTTCAAGATGATCTACATTACGTTGTAGCTTATCTTTCCACTCAGCATCTGTTTCACCAGAATCTTTATTACCATTGATAAGTGTTACGCTATCACCTGCAGCTGCAAAGATTGCTGCTACTTCATCAGTCGTCCGTTCTGCCATTTGTAGATTCCTCTAGTTGTTGTAATGTTTTAAGTGCTCCCTGAAGTTCAGTAAAGCGATGTTTGGCAACGTTTAGCTGCTCTAATAATTGATTATGATGCTGAGCTACTTGTTCCAACTCAGTCTTTACTTCTTCAATTTTTTCTAATAAATTTTCCATAGGGTGTTATGCTGCTTCGAGGGCAGCGACTTTTGCAGATAGTTCTTTTATTGCGTTCACTAAAACAGGAACCAATCTTTCATATTTCAAACCGTATGCTGTGTCATCTTCGTTGAGGTTAACCACAAGCATGTCATCTTTATTAGTTGGATTACCTTCGACAGCTAAGACATCTTGAGCTAAGAATCCAATATGTTTTTTATTACGTTTCTTACTTCCATCTGGTGTGTTGTCATCATACCAAGAACGCTTGTCCCAACGATATGTAACTGGGTTTAATTGATTAATCCAATTTAATCCATGAGTAAAGTTGGTAACATCTGTTTTATCCCTAGAGTCTGAAGACGATATAGATGTATCAGCACAATAGAGATCAGTGACACTGTTATTACCTAGAACTACGATATTACTTCCTGTTGTTATCTGACCTGAAGGGGAAGAAGATCTTCCAGAGTTAACACCAATGCATATATTATTAGTTCCCGTTGTCATATCAAAACCAGCAACTACCCCGATTAAAGTGTTTTCCTCACCTGTTGTTATAGAACCTCCCGCTTTCTGACCCACACCAGTATTAGCATCACCTGTTGTAACTGCGTTTAATGCTTGGAAACCAATTCCAGTGCTCCTCTCTCCCGTTGTATTATTAGTTCCTGCATATGCACCAACAATAGTATTCTGTTGCCCTGTTGTAAGGTCATATCCCGCTGCTGTACCAAGAGCAGTATTATCATCAGCAGTTGTGGCAAATTGTAAAGCACCATTACCTACAGCAGTATTTCTTGCACCAGTTGTGTTTGCAGTTAATGCATCATTTCCAACAGCAGTATTATTAGATGCTGTTGTATTTCCATTTAAAGCATTTCTACCAACAGCAGTATTATTAGAACCTGTCGTGTTTGCACCTAATGATGCTGAACCAACTGAAGTATTATCAGATGCAGTGGTGTTAGACCCTAATGCTGCCTTACCTAAAGCTGTATTGTGACTACCAGTAGTGACAACATCTAAAGATTCACATCCAAAAGCAGAGTTATGACTACCTGTTGTATTTGCTAGTAATGCATCTTTACCAAAAGCAACGTTATCATCACCAGTTGTATTTGTAGTTAATGCATTATAACCAACAGCAGTGTTGAAAGATGCAGTTGTGTTTGCAGTAAGAGCTACACCACCAACTGCTGTGTTTTTTGTTCCAGTTGTGTTTGATGCTAAAGTCCTATCCCCAAAAGCGGTGTTATTACCAGCAGTTGTGTTTGAACCTAAAGCATTTTTTCCTACAGCAGTGTTTTGTGCTCCTGTAGTGTTTTCTTTTAAAGCACTTTGTCCAACAGCGGTGTTATTACTCGCAGTAGTGTTAGTTCTAAGTGCATCATGTCCTATAGCAGTATTACTTCCTCCCGTAGTATTTACTTGTAATGAAACATAACCAATAGCTGTGTTTCCACTTGCCGTTGTATTATCTTCTAAGGCATAACCTCCTAAAGCAGTGTTTTCTCCTCCTGTTGTGTTTGCATTTAAAGCATGATAACCAATACCTGTGTTGAGATTTGCAGTACTCGCTACTAGTGCATCTCTTCCAACAGCAACATTCTTAACACCAGTAACATTTGAGGCTAGTGATCCACTACCTACGGCTGTGTTGTAACCTCCAGTAGTAGTAACTCCTAATGCATTCCTACCAATAGCTGTATTTTCAACCGCAGTAGTATTTGCATCTAATGCATTTCCACCTACAGCCGTATTACTAGAACCTGTTGTGTTATCAGTTAAAGCTTTATGTCCAACAGCAGTATTACTGGAACCTGTAGTGTTATGGTCTAGAACATTTCTACCAACAGCTATATTATTAGCACCTGTTGTATTTGAATTTAAAGTATACGCACCAACACCAACATTGTCACCTGCCGTTGTATTTGACTCTAATGAGTCTATACCTATAGCTACATTAAAGCTACCTGTCGAATTAGCATATAAAGCGTAAGAACCAACAGCAACATTACCAGCTCCTGTTGTGTTTGCAATTAAAGCAGCGTGACCAAAGGCCGTATTATTATCTGCAGTTGTATTAGCTTCTAACGCTGAACTTCCGAAAGCACAATTATTACTTCCAGTTGTGTTTGTAAAGAGAGCAGCATAACCAAAGGCATTATTAGTGACACCAGTTGTAGTAGAACCTAACGAATGTCTACCAACCGCGTTGTTGTAGTAGCCAGTGGTGTTTGCATCTAAGGCACTAGTACCAAGAGCAGTATTAGAATGTCCAGTTGTGTTTAGATTTAGTGCTTTATGTCCAAAAGCAGTATTATTATCTGCTGTAGTATTTTTAGTTAAAGCTTGATAACCAGTAGCAGTGTTATATTCACCAGTAGTATTTTCTCTTAAAGTGTAGTTACCAACAGCAACATTTTCATCCTCAGTTGTTTTATCTAAAGACAAATATCCAATAGCTGTATTGTTATTACCTGTTTCGTTAGAATCTAACGCATTAGCACCTATGGCTACGTTTTGATTTCCTGTTGTGTTTGCTTTTAAGGCATTATGTCCAAAAGCAGAGTTATTACCAGCAGTTTGGTTTTCATTTAAAGCATCACGACCAAAGGCACAATTATTTCCACCAGTTGTATTGTTAGTTAGAGAACCATATCCAAAAGAATTATTATTTGAAGCAGTTGTAGTCGCATCTAACGCATTAGCACCAACAGCAGTGTTAAACGTTCCTGTTGTGTTTGCAGTTAAAGCATCAGCACCAAAAGCAGTGTTGTTATTAGCAGTAGTATTTAATGCTAGTGCATTACCACCAACAGCCGTATTATTAGTTCCTGTTGTGTTTGCTTCTAATGCACTTCTTCCTACTGCTGTATTATAAGATGTGGTATTTTTTTGTAACGCCTTAAATCCTATTCCTGTGTTGTTACTACCTGTTGTACAATCTTCTAAAGCATTGAGACCAAAGGCAGTATTATTATCTCCATCAGTTATAGCCGTTCCTGCGTTATAGCCTATAAGAGTGTTATTAGTTGCATTTGTTCCATCAAAACTATCTCCTGCGTTCGACCCTGCTGTTGTATTATTTTGTGCGTCTGTAGTAACTAACTGAAGACCAGAAGCAATATGTTCAGCACCAACTGCATCGTCTGCAATCTTAGCTCCTGTAATTGCATCTGCAGCTATATACCCAGAAGCTATTGCTGTACCTTGCCATGTACCTGTAGTTATAGTTCCTAATGTTGTGATATTAGTACTACCAGCCCAAGCTGCAAGTTCAGCATCAGTAGTAAGGTCTGCTGTACTTGTAACAGCTTGTACCCACGCACTACCGTTATACATATATAACTTGTTATCAGACGTGTTGTAGTACAAGTCGCCTTCATCTAAATCACTTGAAGGTGCAGAAGATGCTATTCGATACTTATCAGCAAAGTCATTAACACTACTTATATTTGTAGCTACTGTATTTACATTTGCTATTGATCCAGCTGTTGTATTAACGTTACTAATAGATCCAGCAACTGTAGTTATATTGCTATTTGCTCCAGCTACAGTAGTAATATTACTGTTATTACCAGCTACAGTATTAACGTTAGATATGTTTCCAGCTACGGTTGTAACCTCTGTAGCTTTAGGAGTTAATCTATGGAATGTATAAGTATGAAGAGTAGAAGTTGTTTCAACAATTCCACCAAAACCTGCAGCTAATACTGTTGAACCACACCCTGTAATTGTTATTGTATTACCTGAACCTGCACCATTAGCAATAGTTACAGTTCCACTAGATGGGGTATGAGAAGAAGCAAACTCTTTAATACTAACTAAAGTACCAGCACCATTATTTACATCAGGGTTAGCAGTAGGGAAGCTTGTTTCATTTGCTATCGGTACGAAACCACCTACATCATCAACAAGATCTATTATACGTGCATCTATAGCTGCTGTAGTAGCAACTTTATTATCTGCAGCTGCCCATGTTTCACCTGATTGTATTTCTTCAGTACTAGCTAAATTATAAAATCTAGCATCAGCTTCAGCTTCAGTATAATATCTATTATCTAATTGACCAGCATTTAGTTCTGTCTCAGTATAGTATCTATTATCTAACTGTCCTGCGTCTAATTCTGTTTCAGTATAGTATCTACCATCTAAATCAACTGATCCTGTACCTGTAACGTGACCTCTACCATTAATAGTAAGGTCTTGTATTACACTACCATTACTATTATTGACTGAAGCAGCACCAGTAACACTATGGTTAATGGTAACTTGTCCACCAGATGCAGTCTTAGTTAAATCTGTACCAGCTAAGACATCAGCTTCCATAGCTGTATCTATCTTAGCACCAATTCTATTCTCAATAGCTTTGGTTGTACCTATCTTTGTATCGTCAGTTGTATACCAAGTCTCTGTACTAATAACAGTTGGGTCGCCTGTTAGCCAAGCGTCAGCAACTTTATCATTAGATTCTTGGTTTACATATAAGTTTTGTAGTGTATTATCATTCAGATCATTAGCTCGTATAGCTGATCCGGGGTAGAATGTAGCTTTAGGGGTGTCGAAAGCTGTCTCTCGATAGATTCTAATAGCTACACCATTGCCGGGAGCACTGTCAAATCTAACCGTTGTTGCATTAAGCAACGAATATGCAGTTGTAGCGACTGTAGCAAGTGTTACCTTGATATCAGACGTGTCTAAATATGGGAATGTGAACGAGTAATCGGTGGTGGAGCCGTTACCCGTATATAAATTTTCAATTGTTACGGTCATTTCAGAAGTTTAATAAACGTCTTAAGTCCTCTTTGGTTTCATTTGCTTCAAGAGCTGCTGGCATATTACCTTGTCGTAAAGCATTTTTAATTCTATCGTTTTGTAAGCCCACCTGTGAATACTGCGAATGGTATCTCTCTAACGCAGAGCACGCATACTTCATAGCATTTCTATGAATTCTTGATAGTTCTTGATGTACAACTAACTCTTTAATTGCATAGTCTTTTTGTTTTTTCCAACCTCTTGCTTCTTTATATTCCTTCATCTTTCTAGTCCAGAATCCATCTTCTGAATTCATCATACTTTCAATTTGTCCAGCTAAATTCATATTTTTAGCTATCCAGTTATTGATCCAATGTCGATCTTCAGGACTTAGTAACTCTTTAGTGATAGGATTGACCCTCATACTTTGTACGTTATCCCATCCTGTACTAATCAACCATTGTCTCCAAGGTTCCATATCACCATTTGATTTACCAAAAGGCATGAAAGCATTAGCTGCAGCAGTTAGTGGTTCATGGAATCTAATTGGTTTACCTGTGTATATATCTAACTGATCTATTAAACCCGGAGGACTCATAAACTTCCATTTGTTAGCCATCAAAGAACCCCAGTCATTTTCCACATCTTTTAACTGTGGAGATATAGCTTGATTCAACACACTTCTCATACCAGATGGTGCGAAAGGTATTAAAGAATCTGCTTGAGACACAAGGAATCTATTGAAAGCACCTTCGTCTCCAGAGAACATAGATACTAATGGTTCCATTCCACTAAGGAATGTTTTATTAGTAACATTCATACTGATAGAAAATGCTATCTTTTGATATAACTGTTCTGTTAAGGATTGGTCTACACGGTTAGAAAAGTATACTGCATCTCCAACAAGACCAAGTAATGAATCAAATGGTTCAAATCCTTTATAGCTATGCCATTGTCCAGTGATAGGGTTTTTAATGGAATTAGGTTCCCAACCCATACTAATCATACGCTTACGTTCACCAGAGTTCTGAGGACCATTACCAGTTAAGTTACCTTGTAATGCCCACATACCTGCACCTGTAACTACAGTAGCCCCCATTAACTGACGACCAATGTATTCAGATTTAAGTGTACGGAATGCTTCATCACTATTTTCAAGACCATGCTCCATCAATACTTCAGCTATTTCCTGTTTAGTAGAAGCTGTAAATACCTTACGAACCTTAGTTTGAAGAGGTATTAAACCACTGCCCGGAGTAAATGTCCAAGATAAATTCAAGGCATTTAAACCAGTTCTAGGAAATAGGAATAATGATTTTGCAGCTGGAACTTTCTCCAACATTACATTTAAATCACTTGCTAACTGGCTATCTAAGTTAAGTGCTATCTCTTGAGAAGCGTGCTTAGCTGCTTTATCTGTTAACAATCCAGTGTGATCGAATGCTTGACTATATAATCGTTTCTGTAATTTATTGAAAGCTTCTGCACTAAATGCACCATTTGTTTCTTTCATTAAGATATTATATGCTTTAGATCTAGCAGATCCACTAGCCATTAATGAGTTAGTAAAACCATCAATAGCATACATAGCATTAATACCCCATCTAACAAATGGGTTATTGTTGTACCATGATAAGCCTTTAGCTATATTCCACATAGCCACCTTACCATTATTACCTTCTGATTTCCAGACACCAGCCATAGCTTCTAGTGCTTCAAAGTTATCCATCTTAGCCTGACGCAAGTCTGCACGACCACGCATCATAGCTTCCTCAGGACGTGACTTAGCTAAACGCCATTCGTCACCCATCACTTTATAAGCACGTTGGAAGTTCTCCATGACACCACCATAGGTCCATAAAGCTTTTCTAAATGTAGCTGTATCCCCTGTAATTTTAGCACCAGCTAGTACTGTAGCAGGTTTAAATGCAGCTAACATAGAGTTACCTGTTAATGCTCTTAGTGGAGCAAGACCAGATAAGATATGGTTATAGCGTACACTTTGTAAACCTTTAACAATTAAACTAGGTACTTGAGGGTTACCATCATAGAATGCTTTCTTTAAGAAACCTACGTTCTCTTCAGCCCATCGGTTTAGTTTATATATTTGATCAACTTCACCATTGGTAGCTTCCATTGCTAATGCAAGTGGTTTAAGATATTCAGGATTGGTTTTAGCAATCTCTTCTAAGGTTTGATAGAACTCTTCTCCTTTATCTTGTACAGCTTTCAAGCCTCTAGCAAAATCAGCATTCTGATCCATAATCCAAGCTTTTAAAGCAGCTGGATTCTGAGCACCTGCAAGTTGTTTATACTCACCTACCTTATTAGATATATACTGGTTAGCTCTAACTTCTCTACTTAATAGTTTAAGCTTTTCAACAATAATTTCCTGTTGCCTACCTGTCATAGCTACGTCACCAATCAGACCAATAGCAGATGCTGTATCAGCAATTGTACCAGCAGCTTGGTTAGTAACTAAAGCAGATGCACGCATTACTTTAGGATTATATACTTGTTCAAATGATTTAATAAAAGCTTCATTAACAATACGCCATTCTTGTTGACCCATGTAATTCTGCTTATTAAAGAACCCAGTTTTCATGTCATTGACAATGGATTCCATCTGACTTAATTTAATGTCAGGATTAAAGACACTATTATATAAGTTAGTTACAGCTTTATTTATTTCATCTGGAGGTATAACTTGACCATCAATTTTAGCACCGACGTTAGCAGCTATATCTTTATCAAATAGATTTCTATAAGCTTCGGCTCTTTCAGATGGATTAGCATTAGCCATTCTCTGGATAAACCTATTACTTACAAAAGGTCTAGCTCTACCATTAACGGTACCTACATTGTTTTGTATTCTCCAATTATCTATTTTAGCTTTAATTGGATTAGGTTCTAGTTCAGTAACAGCTCTACTTTGTGGTCCAAGGTCAGGTGTATTGATAAATGGATCATAACCTCTATCACCCAATGGATCTCTTATTAACCTACTTACTGCTTCTTCTCTTTGAGCTGCAGTTCTACTAGATCTACGACTTAAGACACCAAAGCTAATAGGATCTTCCCCTTCAAAACCTGTAGCATGTCTAGCTAAAGCACGCTCTGCAGCTTCATCTCCGGGTATAACTTTCATAGCTTTAGACAAAGAGAATGCAGATGTAAGTAAATCTACACCAACACTTAGTCCAGCTGATTCATAGATATTCTTTTTTCTTATTACGTCTGGACTGTCACCATCTCTAGTAGCCCATGGTATATCCCAACCTAACCATTCATTCAGAGCTGCAGCTATATTATCTTGCTCTTTAGAATGAGAAGATATAGCAGTAACAGCTGTGTCTACACCAGCATGAGCACCTATTGTACCAAGTATACGTGTAGCCTTAGGTATAGATCTAGCAGCTGTAGCAGCCTTCAGACTACCTGTAACTGCACCTCCACCATACATTGTAGGTATGATAATTGAAGCAGCTTCTCTGATAGCTTTGTGAGCTGGGTGGTTAGATCTTGGTGAATTTTCATCCCACCATTCATTAACAGGTTTTAAGAATGGTACCAACGCAGCAGCATCAGCTACAAAATCAGCAACACCTAAAGCTGGTATAGAACCAGCAGCTACGATGTTTTCTAATCCTCTGGACCACTCTGGTCTAGCATCCCAATCTTCTTGACTGACATTCTCAGGTTTTTGTAACCCATATTGTTTTTTCTGTTGCTCTTCATAACCACCCCATGAGTGGTCACCCTTACCGCCTTTGACAGCATCAGCTGTAGTGGTAGGTTTAGCAGCAGCCTCAGGTACTACTTCAGCTTGTTCTTTAGCTTCACCGCCTTCTTGTTGAGTTTTCCACTCTTCATATTTACGTTGCTCTTCCTGTTCAAACTTCTCCTTTTCTGGATCAGGTAAGGCACTGTTAGCTTGTATTGAATTACTATTATCCATCAGTAACCTCCCATGACTAACATTTCAGTCCAGTCTAGTTTGTCTGGATCTCCTTGTGGATCTAAATTTAAATATGGATGCATATTCGCTGGGTTTCTAAACATATTAAAATAAGCTGTTGTATTTCTATCAGCAAAGTTGTTAGAAGTTGGAGCGTCTTTATGTTCTAATCCACTATACTTAAGAGCCACGTGGGTAGCATTAGTACTTTGATGTGCTCCTACAATATACTTTTGATATTCAGGTTTAATCTGACTAAATGCTACTTTATGCATTTGTAATAGTTGTGTTGGTATTTCAAACTCAGGATCAATTAACTTCATCTGTGCTTCTAAGAACATCAGTTCAGTCATCTTGACTTCACCATTAGGTCCAATACCAAACTTACTTACATAATGAGATACATCTGTAGGGAATCCAACATTCCTACCTTGAGACACATTATCAAAGAACTCTCTTACTGTAACAGGTTCTAATAATACTTTTTCATAAGGTAGTTTAGGATTAGCAGCAAACTGTTCTGCAGTCATCTCGCTTAAAGGTATTGCGTGACGTTTAGCACCAAGAGAGAATGTACCAAAATGGGGTGCAAATGTATCACCTTTTCCTGTTGTAGTTATTTTATAATCATTCTTAACATCTACTTCAAATCTTTCTAAAGCTTGAGTAAGTACTTGTCCTCTACTTAGTTTAGGATCTTGAGCATAGGTAGTGAAATACTTTTTAATCCTACCTTTACCTACATAAATAGCTAATTCAGATGAAGTTACATCTTCAGCATCAAATCCATAACTATGTAAAATATCTTCAATTCTAGTCTCTACATGACCTTCAAGTAGTTTTAATTCAGCTTCATTAGGTTGACTTTTATCCTGTTCTTTAGCAACCTTCATCCAATTAGCTTCATTCTCAGGTGATAACATCATTGATTTAACAATGCTAGTAGTTACCATACCTTGTGCTTTCAGCTTTTGAAGTGTAGGTTCATAAATAGTATCGTTGGCTTCTGATACATGGTCAGTAACAAATGTTGCTAACATCTTAGACATTTTATTATCAGGACCATATAATCTATTAGATTCAGCTATCATAGAAGCTAGTCTAGCTGGTTCCAGTGGTGTATCTCTATTTAATAATTCGTTTCTAAACTTCAGTGTATCAGAATTTAATCTAGCAGTTCTGTTTTTCTGGTTCTGTTCTAAACTAGCATTAACTTTAGTCATGCGAGTTACAAACGCTGCATCCATAGCATCAGCTCTATTAGGCCACCACTCTTCATATAATTTAGTCACACCATTTCTTGTGACTGGCATTTTTTTAATACCTTCAATTTCAACTGGACCTATTATACCATTAGCTATATTTCCTAAAGCATAGTTATGCTCAGCTTTGTATACTCCAGCTGCGTTAGAACCATCTTTAGCAATTTGATTTTCAATATTCTTTTTATAAGCTTCTGGACCATTTTTAATTGCTACTGCATTGTTATTTAATAATTTATTTTGTTCTAGTTCTTGCTGGTCCTTAGCAGCTGCTTCTCTGACTGTACTTTTTACACGACCTTCAGCTCTTAAAATTGCTTCTCGAGAATACTTAGTAATTAACTGGTCTTTAAGACCTGTATTTTCTTTTACATCGTTTAAATGCTTGGTTCTTATCTTCCGTAATAAAGCTTCAGTAGCCTCAGGGTTTCTAGTAGATGTAGCCCAGTTAAGAGTTCTTGGAGTACCTTTAAAATCAAACTCTGTAGCACCATATTTAATTATAGCATCATTAACATAATTCTCACCTACATTCATAGCAGCACCGACTCTAAACCCTTGGTTCCCTAAGAAACTGAGTTTATGAATCTGGTTTATCTGTTCCCATGATGCACCTTTTTTACGTGCTTCTAAAATTGCAGCATTAGTGCCTTTATAAGTCTCATCTAACACACCTTCAGCAGCTTGTATACCTTGGGCAGTCTCCCATGAAAGACCTAAATCTATTGCTAGATTCATACCAAAGTCTTGTCTTGCTTTAACAAAACCTGCGGCTCCTTTAAGACCTACTTGAGCTGCACTCTTTGAAAAACCTTCTAACTTCTTAGCGTTTTCTTGGGCTGCTGTAAGGTTACGTTCAGCATTCTTAATTAAACCTTCATGCCTTGTGGTTAGAGCCTTACCCCAACCATCAGCAAAATAGGATTCAAGTTTTTGATTTCGTCTCCTATCTTCTTCTTCAGCTTGGAACTTAGCTTCCAAAGCTGCAAGGTAGTTAGCTTGGTTTTGCTGTTCCCCTTGGGAAACTTCTTTCCATTGACCAAGATAACGTTTACCTTCTTCTAATATTTTATCTGAGGGATCTACACCTTTTAGTAAGTTCCCTGAATAATCTGATTTCTGGGCGTACCCTTTAAATAGATTTGCCATTGTTTATACTGCTAATTTAGCCCCTGCATAAGATGTACCAATACCTACTGCAGTCTGAACAACTGTATCAAGTAGGTTAGGACCGTGTACTGTGTTGATACCCATAACTGGTAGTGGCTTATCAATAGGTTCAACTGGTTTGTTATAAACTGTATCTGGTATCATCAGTGGTAGCTTCTGTTGTGGTGGTGCCTTAGGTACAGACTTAAGACTTGCAGATGCATTAATATCAGCTTGATATTTATCCATACCAATACGTTGCTTATCAGCTTCATTCTGTTCACCAGCACTGATAAGAGATTGTTGTAGTTGTATCCTACCAAAGTCAGTTTGCTTCTTAAGTTGACCAAACTTCATACCAACTCCTTCTTGTGCTCTACTGGTATCAGTGATAGAGGTAGTGAGTTGGTTAGCAATATTAGAGTATTGTAGATTTGTAAGCTTTGTTTTATTTTTTAAAGCAGCATCAAGTTTCTGTAAATCAAGATTGTATTTAGATTCAGCACTAGATATACTATTCATCAAAGCCATTTGAGCATTACCGTGGTTAGCTAAAATAGCTTGAATAGCTTTTTCTGCAGACCTACCAGCTTGACCTAGTGCTTTTTGTTGACCTACTTTCTGTACATTCTCTGTCCTCATCCCTTGCATTTTGAATGCGGCATCTGCCTTAGTAGCTGCCATACCATCCCTTAATCCAACTTTATCGAGGGCATCATTGATCAGATCAAACTCTCTATTAATACCTGTTTCTCTTATCTGTAGTTGTTCTACAGCTTTTGCTTGCTTTACTTTATCTGTCAGACCTTTAGTTTCTAAAGCTGCTGATTCTCCACCTTCAAGATACTTATTTAAAAGATCTTTGTTCTGGAAACCAATTGAAATTAACTGATCTTGATAAGCTCTAGCTGTATCATTTAAAGTTAATTCCTCTGCTATATTATTAAAGTCTAACTGTTCATAATAACTTACAACACTAGCATTATATGCTTCTGCTTCTTTAGCATAAGAATACAGTCGCATATTTTCTTTATCTTGCCAATTATTAAAAGCTAATTGATTTTTATATTTATTTGTACTTTCTTCATTTAATTGTTGTACATATTGTTGTTCTAACGTATGGTAATAAGTACTCCAATCTTTGGCTCTTTGCCAAGAGTACATTTCATTGTCATAATCAAACTGTTGATTAAGTACATTTTGATTCTCTTGTCTAACATCTACACCATTAAAAAACCATGTCATAATTAAGTCCTCCTATAATAGCGTGGGCTATAGTTTCCTTCCCACATCATTGAAGTCAGAGAGACTGGGAATGGTGAGTCACTAAAGACTCTAAGTAAAAAGTTGTCTGTACGTTGATGTATAGGCAATGTATATACTGCCTGATCTACCATAGGTACGTCGTCAGCTAGGTATTGGTTAGCTTCCTGTACTGGTTGAATGTCATACCAGTTATCTTCATAGGCTATCATCTTAACGGTAGCAGCTGGAGCTGAACCCATTGTAATAACACCTGCGTCTGTAATAGTAAAGTTAGTTGTGTTGGTACCATCTAAGCTGACTTTGATGTCATCTTTATCTTGTATATCAAATGGTAAACTGAACTCAGTTCTGCTACCATCTGTTAAATTAGAGAAATCATATGATTGACCTCTTAAACCATTAGATGTAAGTTTAAATCCAAGTGTACTAGATCTACCTACCGAGAACTTCATCCTAGATATAGTCAATACAGCACTATAATCTGCTATACCTTTATCTAATTGGAAGTATGTTTTAGGTAAGGTTATATCATAATCAAATGTATATCCTACAATAACGTTTGTAGCCTGTCCTGATAAGTCTATGTTATCTGCTTTAAAGAATGTACCATCACTATCTGAACCACGCTCAGCTTTCATGGTAAAACCAGACTGAACGATTGTACTATAGTTACCTGCAGCGTCACCTGAAATAGCAATAACTGGTGTAGCAGTAGTTATATCAGCGTAAGGTATATAACATTTACTATAATTATTAGTACTATCAAATACAACTTTCTTTTCTGAACCACCTGATAAGCCATTAGTAGCTTTACAATAGAAGTCCATATATGGATTAATCTTAGTACCATCACTGGTAATCATAGCTTCATCCTCAAGTGTAGCACTTAAGTTAGATGTAAGTAGATTGTACCTAGCTGATGAACCTGAACCAACTTTAACTACACTATATAATACATCTGAATCTACTACTAAATCTAATATATTACCCGGAAACTTCCAGCTGTACCATGCTTGTAAGACCTGTTGGTTGCCTTCAGCATGTGTTCTATAGAAATATACAGTATCTAATGCTGAGCCATACAGTGCTATAAATGAGTTCTGTGGACTAGCAATTAGATTATCAACAGTCTCTGGTATATATTCATCTACTACTTTACCTAAATTAGTTACCTCTGGTATCTGACCTTCACCTCTTGGGGTAAGACCAAACACTCTGGTATAGGCTGGTGTCTTACTAACAAAGTTAATGTTGGTACCTACATCTACAGGATCTATATTTGTATCCATCTCATAGTTAGAGAGTCCACGTATGATAGCAGTTTGTGGGGATAGGTTACCATCAGCAGCATACATAATAAACTGCTGGTTCTCAGAGAATAGAATTAAACCTGATGCTACTGGTATAATACCATGCAACACAGCTGGTCTGATACTAGAACAGTTAAGATCAACTGGGTCAGATGAACTGACTGTCTGAGCTGTTATATGATAGAAGTTATAAAATTCCCCAGCTTGACTCATAGATACATTATCTTCTGATAAAAAACCTAGTCGGTTGTTATAGAAAAAAGATTGTTGTATCTTTTCACCATTAAATGAGGGATGTGAGTTAGTAGAATCATCACCAACTAACCTAGCAGTCCATGTAACAGGTCTAAAAGTAAAAGCGTTGGTACCAGTATTAACTAATTCATGTGGCATTGTAGCGGCATCGAGACCGGGAGACATACCATGTCCTAAGGTTTCTTCCCAATGACCTTGACCATTACCACTACCAGCATCAGCTACAAATGTAGCATAGTAATCATCTAAACTACTAGATGTATTAATAATTTTAATTACTCTACCATGTTTAGATTCATTAGGTAGATCAGATATATTATTTACTGAATCTTGATAAGTACTTAATTGTTTACCATCTATACCACCTTGTACTGTTAAAGTAAAATCACCAGTATGAGTAATTTCAAGAGATGTATTTAGTTTGGTAACTACTAATCCTGTAATACTTTTAGCATCTATTGCAGCTTTAATACCAGTCAATACTGTATCAGCTGTGCCAGAATTTGTGTTTGTAAAAGTGCAAGTATAATCATTACCACCTATAGTAAGTACTGTTTGATAAGGTGCAGAATAATCAACACCAAGTAATCTTAGAGTTGCATTACGTTTTAAATTAAATGTAGGGTTAGATTGTACTGCTACAGTCTTTTGTTTGTTAGTAATGATAGATGTATCCTGTACAGTAAGTACATGATAATCAGTCTTTGATATAGCTGTAAGGTAATCCCTAGAACTACCTGAATAAGTAATTGTAGATTTAACATTGGTTGTTGCATTCCATACATGCACCTCTCCATAAGGAGAACTAGATGCACCTACAATACACCCTATATATTTCTCATCATTATCACGATGGATATAAAACCACTTAGCATTATCTAAGTCAGTATTATCATATGCAGTACCACTACCATCTTTTAAAACTGTTAGGAATTTAAGTCCGGGTCTCTTCTGTAGACCAAACGTAGGATCAGGGTAAGCATTAAGAGCTTCACGAACTTGACCCGGAAACTTCTTATCATCTGGTTGCTTAGATACCCCACCTAAATAATTCGGGACACGTTGTGTAACACTTGCCATTAGCGTTGTAAAGCTGTATAAGGTTTATAACTGGTGTAATGTCTATTACCTTCTGGGTGTCCAAAGATAGTAAAGTCACCTTGATTGCATTCGTACTCTAGTGCGTTAGCTCTAGCCAATGCTTCACGTTGTTGTAATGT